ACGGCTCGGAGTTTTTTTCGTTGAGCGCTAAAAAAAGATCCCCATTAGTTAACATGATAAGTGAAAAGTCCTTTACATTTCCGACAGATGTGGTATAATAGTACTATAAAATAAAGAGGAGTTCAAAAACTATGAAAAAGTATTTTACAGTCGTTACAGCATCTGATAAGTCGTTGGATGGGAAGTCATTCTACAGCGGTGAGGGTAAGACAGAGTCAGCCTCTATAGACCGCGCTATAGAGAACTTCGTTATCGGCAAGCATAAGAACGGCGACGATACAATATTGACTATCCGTACGTACGACGACATCAGCAACGTTTCTCTCAAGGCGATACGCACTTAGAGAGCGAGTCCCTCAGAGGGCCGCAGAGTACTGTTCTGGCGCCACTAGGTTAGATACTATATAGTATACTGTTTCAGTCACTCGTCGGTCACGGTAGGGACTCACCTATAAGGGGGGTTTATATTCGCAGAATTCGCGCGCCTGTCAACAGTGGGCTCGATCGATCTAAGCGTTTTATGAGACTCAGATTTTTTTCTCAGACCTTTTTTCTAAAATTTTTTTCTCGGGAAAATTTCGCCCGCAGACCTTTTTTGTATAGATAGATACATGTCGCATTTAATTTGTAATATACCAAATAATAAAGTTTGGGTACGTCGTGAATACCTACGAGATCTCGAGGACGGTCACGGCGAGTTCGTCGAGGGCCACTGGGTTACTGCAAAGTCTATCCCAGGTCGCGCCTTTTATTTTGAGACCTTTCTTCCAGAGTACGGTGCGTTGTTCGATAAGTTGCCGATCAGTGCCTTCGTTGCTGAACCGAAGACTCCAGATCCAGACCTGCCGTTACCAGATCTACAGTTTTGGAACTGCATGGACTACGGTGTTACTTGCGTACAGAAACAGTTCATTGGATCTATGGATTACGAGGTACGTACTAAGAACTTCGGTATGATCAAAGGTTCTTATATAGCAACCTTGGATAACTATCATATACATGCTGATGAGGTTGATTACTCTACGGCGGAACAGCCGGACGAGCACAAGTCTTTTAACTTGTTAGAGTTGGATAACGGGCAGTACGCTCTCTATCCGAATAACAGGATGCGAGTCTATGATAACAGCCTCACGCCAAAGAATCCGAAGACTCCGGACTTCAAAGTTTCTACCGAGTACTATCAGGTCGAGAACGGAAACGAGTACAGACTTGGAGATACCGAAGAGTACTACTACGACGTCTACGCGAATCGCGACTTCATTACTGGAGAGAAGAAAGAAAAAGATCAAGGTCGCTACGACATGAACGCGGAGTGGCTCGGAGTCGACAGTGATTCTACTGGATGCTAAAAAAAATCCTGCGAAAAAAAAATCTTAACAAGTTAAGTGAAAAAATTCCTTTAAAGTGAAAAAAACAGTTTACATTTGAGAGAAAGTATGGTATAATGTATACATTAAATAATTAAATAGGAGTTTTATTTATGTTAAATGTTATCGTTACTTATCAAAATGGCAAGGTCCCTTACAACGCGGCAGAGGTCAACGCACCTACTACCGACGTCAACGAGGCTTTAAATTACGCCTTTCGTTGGACTCAAAACTTATCTGGCTCTTGGTCAAATAAGATCGGCGAGGACGCCAACGACAACGTTACCCCTTTACACTACTACGCCAGTGGCGCAGGTCTTCGATCCTCTATGGTCGGCGATACCTTTACAGTCTGGTTCGACGATAAAAAGTTTAAGAAGTTCGAGTGTATGCCAATCGGCTTCAAGGAGGTCGTGTAATGAGTAAAGCTGTTATGAAAAGAGCGAGATGCCACTTCACCGACGACTACGTCAAGGTCATATCTTACTTAGGAATGGGTAACTACATGGTTGAGTACCCAGACGGCGAGATGCAACTCGCGCACGAGTCAACCTTAGACTTCGATGGAGCTTTCGATGGCGCATAAGTCTGAAGTGATCAACACTCATAAGCATCCTTTCACTGGCGTGGTATGGCCGGTGATCGGATCGAAAGGTGACGAGTACAGAGTCACCATGTACGACAGCGGTTTTGACTGCAGTTGTATCGCGTTTCGCAAGTGCAAGCACATTAAAGAAGTTGAGAACCGTATTATCGGAGATGATGAACATGTTAAGTGAAAACTTGTTTACAAATGAGAGAAAATATGGTATAATGTATACATTAAATAATTAAATAAGGAGTTGAAAATGAAGCATTTAAAAAATTTAATAAAAGGAACAATCGAAGATTCTAAGGCACCTTGGGCTATCAGCGAAGGTATGGTTGATATGTACAAGCAAGACGCTAAAGACTTCAAAGATATTCTTAATATGATTAAGGATAAGAATTTCTCTGGCGCTCAAAAGCTACTTAAGTTCATGGACACTCTTCCAAGAGAAGGTGCTATCGTTGCTATCGCTCGTGACTTAGGTAATGACTGGGTTGCTCAAAATCTTGGTTGGGAGATTAACTAATGTTTAAATCAATACTATATTTTATTTGTTCGTTCATTCTGTTCGCAGAATTATTTTTAGCCTATATTATATTAGCATAGAAAGGAAGGTTATATTATGGCTCATAACGTAGAAACTATGGCTTATGCAGGAGAAGTTCCTTGGCACGGCCTAGGTGTACAGGTCTCTAACGATCTTACACCAAATCAGATGATGGAAAAAGCTGGTCTAGACTGGTCCGTTATCGAATGTCCAGCGTACATCGAGCACGATGGCAAAAAAATCGAGACTGGTCAAAGAGCTCTCGTAAGAAGCACTGACGGTAGAATTCTTACTAACGTCGGTCCGGTATGGAATCCCGTTCAAAACGAGGATGCCTTTAACTTTTTTAGTGAGTACGTTCTCGCTGGCGATATGGAGATGCATACAGCAGGTTCATTAAGAAATGGACAGATCGTATGGGCTCTCGCTAAAGTTAAAGAGTCTTTCGATCTCTTTGGCGGTGATCAAGTTGATTCGTACTTATTGTTCTCTAATCCACATAGGTATGGTCATTCAATTGACGTTAGATTTACTCCTATCAGAGTAGTTTGTAACAATACTTTATCTTTATCTCTTGAGATGGAAGCTGAAAGATCAGTAAGAGTCGGTCACAGAGTCGAGTTCGACGCTCACGAGGTCAAGAAAGCTCTTGGTATCGCTACCGCAAAACTCGAGCAGTATAAAGAAATGGCTGAGTTTCTCGGTTCAAAGCGATATAGTATAGATAAGCTTATAGAGTATTATAATACTGTGTTCCCAAGAACTGCTGATAAGAGAGTTCAAAATCAACCTCTATCAGTCGAAACATTATCACGTAACGCTAAGTTAGCTTACGATAACGTTAACACTCAACCGGGGTCAAAGTACGCCGAAGGTTCTTGGTGGCAGGCATTTAACTCTGTTACTTTTGTAACCGACCACTTGAAAGGTGCAAACGCTGATAACAGAATGTACTCTTCATGGTTTGCTGGCGATCAAGCCAGAAAAAGAGATGCTCTTAAAACAGCATTAGATTTCGCGGAGGTAGCGTAATGAAATATAATGAAAAACAAATTAAGATAAAACCTGCATTCATAGAGTGCAGGTTGAATGAAATACCTACAGGTATCTCTTGGTCTAAAGAAAAAGAAAATAAGACTAAAAAGATACTATCAACTCCTAAAAGTCAGATGTTATACACTACTAGATCTAAGAATAAATTTTCGCAAAGAAGTTTTGTAGCTCTTTTAGAAGATAGACTAGAAGCAGAAACATTCTCTGGCGAAATCTATCAAGACAGACAAATGGTAGTTGATGGCGATTACATGGTTCCGTTTAAAGTAAGATCTAAATGGAACAAATCGGCTGAAGAGCTTAGAAAATGGTTATATGATATGGCTATAAAGTATCATAACACTAAAAACAGAAGAAATGGTCCGCCAATGGACACTCATAAAGTAATAATTAAAGCGCAAAAGAAAGGATAAGATATGGGTATTGTTGCAGTTGTTCTTGGAATGTTCAGTATTGACACTCAAGAGTTTAGAGAAACAGCCAACGCTCAAATGAAAGACGGCTACAAATGGGAATACGTCGGTAAGACTAAACCGTCTGGCGTTCCTGCTATCACCATGAAGGCAAATGGTGAAGAATATATCTTATGGAAGTTAAAGAAGTGAGAACTTTCATAAGGGTTACAATTGTTATATGGTCACTAGCGTTTGTCGGTGGCTTTATAACTGGTAAGAGTGCATTTGCTACTCAGCCTTATAACGTTGAAGTTCAAGATCATACTAAAACTGTAATTAAAAGAACACCTTTTAATGTAGAAGTTTGCTCAGAAGTTGATGTTCAAAGAGATAAAACAAAAGATACTATACTAGGTGCCATCATTGGTGGAGCTATCGGTCAAAATATTACTAAAGATTTACCTGATGGAGCTACTGCTGGTGCTATCATTGGTGGTATACTTGGAAATCAAAACTCTACTATCAATGGTAAGCAAATGAGATGTAGAAACATGACTAGATATAACGAGTCAATGGAAACTATTTACTCTCATTCAACTATTACTTTTAATTATGAAGGAAGAACTTACACAGTGAGGTTTAAAAAATGAGTTCAAGCAAACACAAACCAGAAATGATTGCTGCGTGGGCAAAAGAAAATGGAATCTCCGGTTACGAGATGTACGATCCTCGTAATCGCGAGCACGACAGAAGAAAAAAATCTTCTCATAAGAAAAGATTTAATAAAAACATGACATTTAAAAGACGTGGTCGCTAATAAATTTTGGTCGTTTCTAAAGGAACGCGCGGTCTCTATTATTTTTATAATAATATTCCTTATAGCATTCATCGGGTTTCCTATTGAATATTATATAGGTAATTGTAGAATAGGTGTCTTTCCAGAGATAGAAAATATCTGCAAAAACATACATAAGCGTCCATAAGGGCGCTTTTTTAAACACTAAACTATTATAAATAGATGTATGTTAAGGTTTAGGAGATATCTGATGGAAAACGAAACTGCTATCAAAGCAGCAAAAGATATTGCATCTGCTGCTTCAGGCTTTGATATTGAAGACACTAGTGTAAAAAAAGAAACTGGAAAGTCAATTACTCTTACTCAAACATTACCGGATAATAAAAGGCGTCAATACGTTCAAGCAGCAAACAAAATTTTATCGACTAAAAGCGAATATGATTTTATAGAAGTTACGTCAAATAGAGCTACAAAAGATTTTAAATTTAGAGTAAAAGAATTTGATAAAGATATAGTTGTACAAACAAAACCAAATGGTAAACGCGGTAGAACAGATCCTAACGAACTATTAACAGCAGGTCTTTCATGCATGAGATTACCTCGTGCTGTTCCTAACGATATAGTCGAGCTTGATGCTTTAGTAGATCAAGTTAAAAAAACGATACCTAAAATAGTTAAGGATTACGATCAAAAAGAATTTGACGCAATTGATGGAGACTATTCTAACTTTTGTCAAGCTTTCTCAGCAGCTGTAGGTTTCCAAAAATATTGTGGAGGCATTGGCCAAAAAGCATACGTTACAGGAAGAGTGTGGAATAAAGATATAGAAAAATTTAAGAGAAACGCTTATGGAATGAAAGACTTTAATTCTTCTGATATTGTAATTAAAAAAGGTGCGCAGTTTTACGGTGTTTCTTTAAAGAAAAAAGAAAGAGGTACATCTGCAGATCCTACTCTTTTAAATAAATCAGTATCTGGCTTGTTTGATTCTCAAGAGATAGTAGATAAGTATAATGCTACGTTAAGAGATTTCATGATTAATAAAGTTATTAAAACTGCTGAATCACAAGCTCTATTGCCATCAGGATCTTTTAAAGCAGCATCTGCTGATAAATCAACTAAAGGCAAACCAAAATGGAAGGGAATGGTATCAGGCCTTCCTAATAAATTTTTTAACGATCAGCTAAAAGGTCGCGACAGCGTATTTGGAAGAATAGGCGATTTGTTTGAGAAAGAAATAGATACCATTGCTAAAAAACTTATGCAGTTAGTATTAAAGACCGATCTTCAAGAATTAAAAGATTTTAACTTTAATTTTGTACTTATTACTGGAGTTGGAAGGTACTTAAAAAGTGGACCGGTTGTAGAAAAGGCTGATGTCATTCCAGTTGATACAGTTTCAATTAAAGTTGCAGAACTTCTTAAAAAAGAAAAACCAAAAATGAAAATTGATAGGCAATCTTTTACTGGAAACGCTGCAATTTTAGCTATGCAGTTGACGATTGGAAAAATGCCAGTTATAAGTTTATCAATGAGATACAAAGGTAATGAAACGTGGACATCACAGCCGTCAGTAACAGCATTTTTAACTCCAAAGTTTAAATCGTTTCTTAAGGATTTATAAAATGAATTTTATAGAATTTATATCAGAACAAAAAAATACTCATATGACTCATATAGAGGACAAAGTTCTTTATGGCGGAGTTGATGGAACAAGGCAAGCAATACTTGCTTTACGTTCATTAAGAGATATGTTAGCAGGAGTTAAAGATGGAAACGTCAGTGTCAAGTGGGACGGAGCCCCAGCTATTTTCGCTGGTACTGATCCTCGTGACGGTAAATTTTTTGTTGCTAAGAAAGGGATATTCAACGTATCGCCAAAGGTTTATAAAACTAATTCTGACATTGACGACGATACTAGTGGTGATCTCAATGCTAAATTAAAAGCGGCATTAAAGTATCTACCTGATCTTGGAATCAAAGGTGTAGTACAAGGCGACTTTTTATTTGATACGAGTGATGTTAAGACAAAAAAAATTAAAGGTAAACCTTATGTTACCTTTCATCCTAACACTATTGTGTATGCCATACCAGCTGGAACACAAGCAGCAAAGAAAGTAAGAGCTGCAAAGATCGGTATAGTGTGGCACACTACGTATACAGGAAGTAAATTTGAAAACATGAAAGCATCGTACGGTGTTAACACTAGTAAGTTTAGAGATAGTAAAAATGTCTGGTCGCAAGATGCGATGTTAAGAGATATGACACAATTTACTATGACTAAAAAAGATACGGAGGAGGTCAATGCAAATCTTAGTAATGCTGGCAGGATTTTTAATAAAATTTCTGGTAGTACCTTACGTACTCTCGAGGCTAATCAAGATCTTGCTCAACTTATTGAAACGTTTAATAATACGTTTGTACGAAAAGGCCAAGTCATTGGTAATACCAAAGCCCACGTTACGAAATTAATATCACATATTAAGCAAAAGTTTCAGAAAGAAATAGATAAAAGAAAAACTGAAAAAGGAAAGTCAGCTCAACAAAAAAAATTAGACGAAATATTAAAATTCTTTTCACCGCAAAATAAAATTAGTTTACAAATGATGTTTGATTTACAAAAATCTATTGTTCTAGCGAAATTAAAACTTATAAATATACTTAATAAGTTAAATAGTACACAAACCTTTTTAAAAACTAGAAATGGTTATCAAACAACTGGACAAGAAGGTTATGTAGCTATTGACAAACTTGGTGGTGATGCCGTGAAAATTGTAGATCGTATGGAGTTCTCATACGCAAACTTTTCACCAGATATATTAAAAGGATGGGATAAACCAGGGAGGAACTGATGGCCCAATTAAAATCTTTTTTCGACTTAATGAACGAACTGTCGATGAAAAAAGACAAAAATCTTCCAAATCTAAAAGTACCTGCAAAAGGTAAAAAAGGCGTAAGTAAATTTATGCGTAAGAAAGCCATTAGTCAGATGAAAGATGCCGTTCAATCTGCTGATAGAAAACCAGAAAAATATATGAAACCTGATGGTAAGGTTGGAATCAGAATGGTTAAGGTTGATAAAGAAGTTATTAAGAAAGAATCAATAGACAATCATCCAAAAGTTAAAGCAGCTCGTAAAGCTCATGCCGCTGGTACATGGGACGGCAACGTAGATAAAGAAGGCGAAGCCGTAGTTCACATCAATGGTAAACCACATACAGTTACTAACAGATATAGTAAAAAGAAAAAAAATGAAGCTATTAATCATGATGATGCGCATCGTGACGCTCAAACACATTCAAACGGAAGTATGAGTGTTAAGAAAATTCCAAGTATGATTAAAAAGTCAGGTGATAAACATTTACATTTACACATGAAGAGTTATCACAAAGAGAAAGATGGACAAGCTTTTGCAAAGAAGCATGGTTATAAAGTAAAGAATTACGTTAAGACTCCATCAGGAACCAGAATGGATATTCATAAAGAAGAAGTTAATGAAATGATTGATCCTATGGATTTAAGAGGAAGACCAAAAAAAGTAGATCCATATCATGGCAAAACTAAATTCGGCTTGAAACATCCACTTCATCCTCTTAATATACAAAAGAGAAAAGAAAAAGAAGCAAAGAAAGCAGCAGCAGCAAAGAAAGAAGAAGTAGAAATTGATGAAGCTTTAACGTTACAACAAAGAATGAAACGTTCTAGACTCATGAAGCGTATGAAGTCAAGAATAAAAATTGGAAAACAACGTGCCATGAGGAAGATGGCAAATAAAAAGACTCTCGAAAAGAGAGCAATGAGACAGGCAAGAGGCCAAATAGCGAAGAAGTTAACTCGTGGTATTCCAAAGAGTGAACTTACATTTGCTAGAAAACAAGAAATAGAAAAAAGACTGGACAAGCCAGCCCTTAAAGCAAGAATTAAAAGAATAGCGAAGAGAATATTCAAAGATGTTCGTAAAAAAGAGGTACAAAGGAAAAAAGGTTAATGATAAGTTCTTTTAAACAGTACCTAGTAGAAGAAGAGAAGACCGTATTTTTTACGTTTGGTCGAATGAATCCTCCTACAACTGGTCATGAAAAATTAATGAATGAATTAGCAAAGAAGTCTGGAAAGAATTCGTACAAAGTATTCTTATCTCAAAGTCAAGATAAGAAAAAGAATCCACTACCTTATCAAGAAAAAGTAAAGATGGTAAGGAAGTTCTTTCCAAAGCATGCAAGACAAGTAATGCTTGATAAAAAAATTAAAAATGTATTTGATGTCGCTACTAGATTATTTAACGAAGGGTATAAGAATTTAACTATGGTCGTCGGTTCTGACCGAGTCACTGAGTTTAATACTTTACTCAATAAGTATAATGGTGTTAAAGGAAGACACGGATTATATAACTTCAATAGAATTAACACCATATCGGCTGGAGACAGGGATCCAGACGCTGATGATGTCACAGGTATGTCAGCGTCAAAGATGAGAAAAGTTGCAGCAGAAGGAAACTTCTCTCAGTTTACTCAAGGATTGCCAAGAAATGTTTCAAATGCAGAAGCTAAAAGGGTTTATAATCAAGTGAGAAAAGGAATGGGACTTAAAGAAGTAAATCAATATTATAACACGTTGAATCTTGCTCCAGTTTCAGAGAAACGAGAGGAATATGTCAAGGGAAATCTTTTTAATATTGGTGATAGTGTTACTGTCGTGGGCAGTGACCAACTCGCTCGTGTTACCAATCTTGGATCTAATTATGTTATCATTGAACAAGACGGCAAGTTCTACAGGAAGTGGCTTGATTCTATCGAGCTTGTAGAAAAAGAAAGAAAAAAAGAAGTTGCGCAAGACAAAGATGTTAAAAAGGCAAAAGGGAGTCAGCCTTCAGTATATTACAAAGGACTAGCCAAGTCAACTAAACAAAAGAGACTTGCGCATTTTAAGAAGTATGGTAAATACGACGATGATAATCCTGCGGCTTATAAGAAAGCCCCGGGCGATAAAAATGCTAAAACAAAGCCAAGTGTACATACTTTAAAGTATAGAAGAATGTACGGTGAAGACGCAGTAGAATTAGCAAAGAAAAAAATAGAACGCGAAAAGATGGTCGATAAAATAAAACATGCTCGAATGTTGGACCGCGCTAAAGTAAGAAAGATTAAAAACAGGAGTACAGCAAATGCTTAAATTTTCAACTTATGAACAAGCTTTTGACGAGTTATTAGAGAATGAAGGCTTAAAGAAAAAAGCAGCTAAGTCTGGTATATCTTACGGCACGTTAAAAAAGGTATACAACAGAGGCATGGCGGCTTGGAGAACTGGTCATAGACCAGGGACAACACCACAGCAGTGGGGAATGGCAAGAGTTAACTCTTACATAGGAAAAGGTAAAGGTACTTATTACGGTGCTGATTCTGATCTTAGTGGTAAGGGTAAAAAGAAGAAAAAAGAGTCAGTAGGAGAAGCTACAGTTAAAGAAATATCAAAAAGAACTGCAGCAAATTATATTGGCAAGGCTTCAAGAGACGCATACTTTAAAGGTAGAGATCAAGGAACAGTTGATGCAATAAGCGCAGTAGGCGGTTCACATCCACATCAAGACTATAAGAAAAGTCCAGAGCGTAAAGCGGCAATGAGAATGCGTGGTATTGATAGAGCCACTAAAAGATTGGCAAAATCAGAAGGAATGACTGACGCAGAGAAAGCAGCACATCAAAAAGCAATTGATGCCTTCAAGGCCAAAGGCGGTAAGATTAAAAAGTTAAAGCCAGGGTACGCACAAGGCTATCACGGTAAGTCTGATCCAGCGGCTGGCATGAAAGGCATGATGGATAAGGGCGATACTAAAGCGTTTGGTACTCGTAAAAAAGTAGGGAGCATGAAATGAGTTTAAGACAAGCAATTCTCGATGTCGTGCAGCCTGAGAAAATTGAAGAAGGCGAAGACGTCTATGATAAATTTGGAATACAAATTACTAAGACGCGTCTCAAAGGTGGCATAGGTTATCAAATTAACTATGGTGAAAGAGGCAGATACATTCAAGTTCTTTCAAAAGATATGAATAATCTCATGAAAGCCATGCAAACAGCAATGAAGGCAAAGTAGGAGACAGCAATGAGAGATTTTTTCGAATTAAGAGAGTCTTTGCTAAATGAAGATATAGCATATCATCAAAAAGCAATAGCGCACCATGATGCTTACTCAAAAAGTCATGAGATAGAAGCGAAAAAGCGTATTGACGGATTTGGTTCAGCTGAGAGATACAATCATAAAACAGATCATAACTATACGCATGAAAAACATTATCATGCTGCCAGAGCGCATCAAAAAGCCCACGATGCCGCTAAGAAACATGGTACTGATTCTTCGCAATATAAATCTGCAGCTAAAACTGCGCATGACCAGTCGAAAGACGCGCACAACATGCATCCCGAATTTGAGTCTGATGGTAAACATGTAAGACCGCATCCGGATAAAAATTTAAAAATAAAGAAGACACACTAATGCCACTAGGAAAAAATGCAACAGCAGGAGATTACGTAAAAGACTTTAGAAAGTCTAAGGCTCCACAGTTTAAAGGTAAATCTAAAGAGAAAAGACATAAGATGGCTATTGCCGCGTATCTTGATAAGCGTGATAGTCAAAAAGAAGCTAAGTTAGCAGGTAACAGCTTAAAATTATTTTCTCAACTTAATAGAGACAAAACTAAACCAGAACTAGATAGAACTAAAAAACCAGTAAAAAAAGCTGTACAAAAAGAAGGTAGTTATAAAGTATCAATAGCTGGTCTGCCAGACATGTACATGGACGATAAGACTCCGGGGCAATTATTACAGAAGCTGAGAAAAATAGTAAAACAACCTTCTATGATTACAGACGTTGAGAGAACTACTAAGAACAAGATAAAAAAAGCTTTTAGAGATAAAGCGCAAGGTAGAGAAGAAATAAAAAGCGAATACAAATATGACTATGGTTCACCGGAGTCAGTAAGACTGATGAAGAAGATAACACCGGGTGAAAGCGTAAAAGAAGGAATGAGAGGAAAGACTGATGCTCCAAAAGGTCCGGAATCTTATGAGGCTCAGTATAAAAGAAGACTAGTAAAGACTACAGATCCTGAACATAAAGAAAAAGGTTATAAGTACAGAATCAAAGGCAAGAAGAACAGTGCACTTACTAAAAAATTATACAAGTCAAAGCCAGATCAAGCAGAGTTTAATAGACAAATGAAAAGGATAGCAGGCCATGAGTTTGGTTAGATTTAAAAAATTTATTTTAGAAAAAACTGCAGATAAAAAAGGTCATTTTCGTCCTACAGAAAAAGGAGCGGGAATGACACAAAAAGGAGTTGATGCGGCAAATAGAAAAAGTGGTGGTAATTTGAAAACTGCTGTTACTACACCACCATCAAAATTAAAAAAAGGATCGAAAGCTGCGAACAGAAGAAAAAGTTATTGTGCAAGAAGTGCAGGACAAATGAAGAAGTTTCCAAAAGCGGCAAAAGATCCTAACAGTAGATTAAGACAAGCAAGAAAGAGATGGAACTGCTAATGATTAAATATTGGATTACAGAAAGAATGAAAGAAAGAACTACATTGGACGGAGCGATACTTATCGCTCTTGGTTTAATGATTTTATTTTTAGCTCCATTAGCAAAGATTGCTGCAGGATTAGCAATTGCTTATGGTATATGGACATTGTGGAAGAGTGAGTAATGCCTAAGTTATTTCGTTCAGTTAAAATACATGAACCAAAAAAACACGGTACTACAATTGGGCGTAAACCTATATTTTCAACTATGAATAAACACAAGAGAAAAAGTTTTAAAAAGTATAGAGGTCAAGGCAAAAGATGAACTGTCAATTTTTTGACAAAAATAACTGTCATATTTTTATTGGTGTCAATTTTATGACATCACATAAATATATTTATGGACAAAGATCTCATACATCAAATACTAAAGGATTACAATAGTATGGCTCAGAACGAGACAACTGAATCAAGATTAGATAGGATCGAGCAAAAGATAGACAAGCTCGCTGATGCTATGATTTCTTTGGCGAGAGCAGAGGAGAAAATAATAGCATTGCAAGACGATCACGAGAACATGAGAGAAAGATTAAATAAACTTTCAGTAAAATTAGACGAGATACAGAAAACAGTTGACGATAACTCAAGAACTGTAGGAATTATAAATAAGATTGGTATGGCACTAATTGTTGCTATACTTGGAGCCTATGTGGCTCACGTATGGATGTAAAGGAGAATCCCATGGAAGAAAGTATAAAGTATCATATACCTGAGGAGATTCCAGCAAATGAAAGAACCGCCTTCCATGGCGCAGCAGCTGCAGCCGCAAAAGCCGGTAAGAAGAAATTCAACTTTGGTGGAAAGACTCATCCGGTTACTATGAAAAAAGATTTAGCAAATAAAATTGCTGATCAGAAAGAGAGCAAGATGACATTTAGAGAAAAATTAATTTCAGTACTCGAAGGAGATAGAGCAGCGCATTACAAGAGTGCTACTACTCCAGAAGGTATACTAGACAAAAGTCAGTCATCTAAAGGAGCCATGGATATGGCTAAAGGAGCTCAAGATAAAATTAAATCTGGAGCTGCAGACCTAGACGTTAAAAAATCTTTAGAGGCTAATGAAAAAGATAAAGCCGATAAAAAGATGAAGCAAGCTAAGAAGAGATCTGGCGGAGATAATATTGCAAGTGGCGATCAAAACATTAAGCCAAGCGCAACTCCTATAAAAGACCCAACAGCTAAGATGGAAAGTGTAGTTGACGACAAGTACGGTATATTTGGAAAGACTATGAACGACTTATTAGCTGCAGTTAATGAAGTAGTAGGAAAAAAAACTGAAGGATCAATAAAAGGATCTGGTACTGACCGTAAAGCAGTATTGAAAAGAGCTTTTCGTGCCGGTGAAAAACAAGATCAAGCCCGAGGCAGAAAACCAACAATAAGAGCACCAAAGGGAATGAAGGGTAGAACTTCTCGAGGTAGCATGGATGCTTTTTCTGCAAAGCATAAAGACAAAGGTATTGAAAAAGCTTATAAGGCTGGGTTTCATGGAGATTACTCTGGCAATGCTCCTGACAAAGGTAAAGAAAGAATGAAGCCACAAAGTAACTTTCCACTAAATAAAGATCAAATGAAAGCAAGAAAAAGGATGAGAGGAAAATAATTATGGCTATAAAACCACCAAATTGGGCGAAAGGCGCGATACCAACTCCACAAGGTTGGAAGAATAAAAGAACTGGAGAGTTACTAGTAGCTCAAAAAATATCAAAGTCTCAGATAGACGAGTTTTTCGGTATTGAACCAGAAATTCAAACTTTAACCGAATCACCAACTACTGCAGAAGAAGCAAAAGAGGAATGGTTCGGAGACGAAGCTACTGACTTAGATTCAATGACTAAGTTAGAACTTGAAGCTCTTGGTAGAGAAAATGGTATTGAACTCGATAGAAGAAAAAATAAAGCTGATTTAATCGAGGAGCTCAAAGAGGTACTATAAGTCTTAATATATAATTTTATGTTAAGATTTAAAGAGTTAAATGATAAGAATCTTTTTCTTTATGCTGCGAAGCATTACAGGACTAATAAGTTAGCAGATGCTGATGAGTTCAACGAAGATTTAAAAAGATTTAAGTATATTAAGAGATTATTGAATCGTTATTTGGAAACCGATGAATTGCCTGAACGATTAATACTTAATCACTTGATAGTAGTTTTTAATGTGTTTGGTATTGAGGCTGCTTTAAATATATTAGAGTTTAAGTTAGAAGATAAGCATTGGCCAGTTATGAAACCATTTTTAATATTTTTAAATTATATTGAGAATGATCAGTACACTGGAATAACTATGGACCCTGAAGTAGTTAACGTGTTAAGGAAAATTTAATGGGTATATTAAAAAGAGCAGCAGATTTAGGATATACTTTTCGATTCATAAGAATGATGGTTATGGATTGGAAAGACTGGGATGCCTATAAACAAGGGATTATAGACGAGAACGGAAAGAGAAACAAGAACGTGAAGCTGGATACCGATGAAAAAAAGTCTGCTTATACTCCTTTTATTCGCCTTGCCGCTAACATCAAAAGGCTCGTTGCAAAAATTCCAGGGGGTGGATCTCGACTTGGATCTTTTGCGAGTGCGCTCTTTCTCATTAAAGAAAAAGTCGGAACAAAAGGACTAGAAAAAATCTGTAAAGAACTTGACGTCGATGTATTAGATTTTTTAAACGAGAAAAATGAATGGTTCTTGTTAGATAATAAACAGTTAACGCCCGGTGTATACAAAGTAGCAAATGCAAAACTTTTAAATAAATCATGTGACGAGCTGGTCTGGCCAAGAGATCAGATAAGAATACAAGATGATTGTTATCCAGTTGGAGACGTGTTTGGCGTAGATGTATATGAAGCGCTGCACGTTAACACGAATAAATCTATATACGTTACTGCCAGCGAGTTAATAAGATGAGAGTATCAGGTAGACAAAAAGGTTCTAAGATAAAACCATACACGCACGTAGTTGTAAATCCTAACGCGCCAAAGTCAAGGTACACATTTAGTATGCATAGTTCAGAAGCACGTGCAAATAAAGCAGCTAAAAAGTATTCACCATTGGTCGGTGATGATTTAAAAGTTGTTAAACAATCTGGAAAAAGTCCGAGTACTGACATGTTTGAAGCTACAAAAAGAATACCAAGGAAAAAAGGACAACCTGCAGGTTCTGATAAACACAGTGATTTATATACAGACGAGAATCCAAAAGGTACGATTCACGGCTTGAAATTTGCAACTCCGGCTGACGCAAAAGCATCAGTGGCTAAAATAAAAAAGTCAGGTAGAAAACATGCTCATAAGATACAAGCTGCGATAGCCATGGAACAAAGAGCAAGAGTGGCTGGCAAGACTGCTGCCGCTGCTATATACCGAGCTTATATAAATAAAATGAAGAAGAAGACTAAGGAAATGCAAAAAGAAGATATAGAAGAACAAAATAAAGGACTATGGTATAATATCAATAAGAGAAGAAAGTCTGGAAAGCGCATGCGTAAGAAAGGCGAAAAAGGAGCTCCTTCTCCAGAGGCTATGGCACAAGCAAAAGCATCAAGCGAACAGATGACTACTGCTATGGCTGGTATTCCTCAAGATACGAAAAACATGGGACCTAGAATTAAAACAACAGCTGTTCACGACAAGAGAAGACGTAAAGATAAGATGCCAGTATTACTAAAGAGATTTAGAAAATACATAGAAGATAATTATGGCTAGAATTTACATTCTTGTTTTTATCCTAGTTATACTAGGAGGAATAGGCTATGGCGCGTATTTTGTATATAATGACACTATGCAACGTATGGCGGTACTACGTGATAATAATGCAAAGCTTGAAGTTGCTGTCAAGGCAAAAGATTCCACAATAAAAGCTCTCAAAGAAAATATGGAAAAGCAAATTAAGTTAACTAAAGACTTAAATAACAAGTTAACTATTGCTGAAGAAAATAATAAAAAGATTGCAAAGATACTGGCAGAAACTGACATAGTCAAAAATAGTATCGCAGACCCTGCAGCTACAGAAAAGAGAATAAATGAAGAAGTTGTTAACATGTTCAATGGTATCAATACTGCTACTAAGTAGTTGTAGTTGGAAACCAGAAAAAGAAATTGTTACAGTTGAAAAAGTAATATCTCCAACTATCGCAATTGCTCAAAAGCCAAAAGCAGTTAAAATGTTGGAAACAAAGATTATTGTAATAACTGAAAAGAATTTACCTGAAGTTATTAAAAAAGTAAAAGCTGGTATGGGCGAGTTTGTGATATATGGATTAGATCCAGCATCATTTAAAAATTTAGCACTTAACTTTGAAGAAATAAAAAGATATATAGAACAGCAAAAAGAAATTATAATATATTATGAAGAGGCAGTAAAGCCAAAAGATAAAAAGTAATGATTGAATCAATAATGGGTTCTTTAATCGCATCTTTCTTATATGATGAATTTAAAGAAAATTTAAATAAAAATAATCAACAAATCGAAGAACACAAAGTTATAGATAATACTAACACCAAAGTAATTTGGATTCTTAAAGAGGAGAAACAGTAATGGATTTCATTATAGGTTTGGCTATGCAATTTTGGCCAATGACTATATTCATTATACTAGTCATTATAGGATTCATTATTAATTTATTTGACAGAAAAAAAGGCGTACCTATAAATTTTAAGTACGAAGATTATCCACATATGAAACCAATTAGAATAGCCACAAAAGGTAAAGGTTTCTGGGGAGCTTTAATGTTATGGGTATTTGGTACCAGACATTGGGAAGTAACTGAAGATTTTAATTACTCTCTTGCTGGAAAAGATTTTGTCATACCAAAAGGATTTAAGTTTGATGGAGCAAGTGTTCCAAAGTTTTTAGCACAGTTTTTATCGCCAGTTGGAGTCTTATTGATTGGTGGTTTAATTCATGACTATGGTTATAAGTATCAAACATTATTATTACAGGATGGAAAGACCATCGGTAGAAAAAGCCAACAATGGATGGATCAAGTATTTAGAGATATTAACATCGAGATAAATGGATTCTATTTCTTAAATTATCTAGCTTACTGGGCTCTAAGACTTGGTGGTTTCGTTGCGTGGAAAAAACATAGAAAAGTAAACGCAAAAATAGGAGACTAAAATGAAAGCAGGCGATCATTTATTATTAGCAGCTAAGAAACAAGCTGAAGGCGAACTTGAAGTACATAAAGCTAACATTAAGGTATACCAAACTATGCCGGCTGGTATAGGCGAACACAGTGACGTAACCGAAGCAGTCATAGCAGAACTTGATAAGTTATCAGCAGCTCATGATAGAATTGAAATGATAGAAAAATATTTTTCAAAAAGTGATTAAAAAGTCCTTTACAAAAACTGTTTTTTAATATATAATAATTACAGATAATCAAAAATAAAGAGGAAAAGAAGATGCAACAACTTGTTGACACAAGAGATTTTTTGTCTCAAACTAAGTTTTACGAAGGATACTCTAGATTTAAAGAAGAAGAAGGTAGATACGAAACTTGGGACGAGGCTGTTGATCGTGTTATTGGAATGCACGAGAACAATTATATTAATGAAAATAATAGACTACAATCATATTTAGATGAAGCACGTGTAGCGTACAAAGAGCAAAGAGT